TAGCGCTGTGGGCCTACTAAAGGAAGTCCTCTAGTATACGCTCACACAGAATCGGATCGATGTCGTCTTCTCCAAACAGCGTCCCAATGACAATGCTAACGACGTCAAGAGCTGTGAGGGAATACTTCCAATGATAGAAGCGTGTCATATCGTCCCTAGACGCAACATGAGACACTGCAGCGATAGACGCCACAATGCCAGAAACGCCTAGTTCAAGAAACGCCCCTTTAGCATTCCATCCCAGTCCGTCGAGAGAAACATCGCCAGAGGGAGACAACTGGAGATAACGTACAAAATAGCACCTAGAAATGGGTGGGCAACTGCGGAACTCGTAAGCATAACTCAAAGCCTTGCCCGCCAAATAAGAACGGTCGTCGACCGCCTCATTGACCGAAGCTCGGGCATTGAACCTCGCAATAGCCTTACCAAACTTAGGTACCATAACGTATCCTCGGTTAGTCATTATGAACTGTTTACTAAGAAAAGTGCACTCGCTGAGATGACGGTGAACCTTAACGTCCGCCCGCATTCCAGCAAGTTTGCAAACATACTCATACTCGCGCCTAAGACACCTTAACCTTGAAAGCCAAGGATTGTCAAGACGCGTGACATTATCATCACCGAGGACCATACAATCACCATGAAAACCGTGCTTTAACACGAATGCATAGTTTATCGAACAATTCCAAAAAGAATTCCTAAAAGTTGTGCTCTGCGCGCCAGTAGGCAACTGATTTCTCACAACGCCCCTAAAGCTATGTTTACGATTAGAAACCGCAAACGAATTAGCATGTAGCATTAGGGATGTGAGCCAAACAGGTGCACCAAGACCGCGCAGCCACTTGACCTCCAAAATGTGTACATCTCGAAGCTGAGTCATATCATTACTCGTGAAGTCACTCTCTATAAAGACACTCTCAGGCGTACCATGCCTGGAAATATAGTCAGCCAAATCTTGCGAAGAAGCCTTGTAAGCGCCTTTATAGTTCATAGTGCACGAGCCTTGAGAAAGACCCATCAACGAAAACATACGTTGTGTGCATGCTTGCATCACGGGACCAAGCATGGCATTATGAAGATCAGAACTTTGATAGATAATCCGTGGAGCCCAATCCTTGTCATGACGTTTCATAAGGGC